ACATCCAAAAATATTAATAAGATGGATTCGAGAGTTTAACGAATATTGCGAAACTCACCATTCAGAACAATTTAATAGCTTTTTTACGCCGTGGTAAAATAAGGAGAAATAAAATGAATCTCGCCAAAGCACTTAAAATAGCCGATGCCACCAAATCTGAGCTTGCACCCCACTGTGAGCGGATAGAAATTGCTGGTAGCATCAGGAGGCAGCGACCCGAGGTGGGCGATATTGAAATTGTCTGTATCCCCAAGATGGAGGAGTGGTGGGAGGTATTTTTCGACAGCAAGCTGGTCGCCTGTGAGGGATTTCGGGATACTGTCAACAAGTGGGAAAAGGTGCGTGGCGAACCGACAGGGAAATACACTCAGCGGATTCTACCGGGTGGAATCAAATTAGACTTATTCATGGCAACCGAGCAGAACTGGGGACTGATCTACGCTATCCGTACTGGGTCGTCGTGGTTTTCGCATAAAGTTTTGGCAACAGAGTGGGTGAAACAGGGCTACAAAAGCAACGGCGGGATGCTGATTCGACAGAGCGATAACAAGATCACACCGATAGAATCAGAGCGACAGTTATTCAAAGTACTGGCATTGGATTGGGTGGAACCGGAAAATCGAGAGGAAAGCAAATGGCGACAATAACAAAAACAGCTAATGTAATTTTGGTTAGATTAGAGGAAGCTGACTGGAAAGCTGAATGGAAAGAATTTATTAATAGTCTGAAAGAGAGTTGTAAGTAGTTAAATTAAAAAAATAGCGATGGAAATAAACAAGATATACAACAAAGATGCTTTTGAATTGCTTTTTGAATTAGAAGATGAAAGCGTTGATTTAATAATACTTGACCCTAATTACCAAGATTGGGAAAGGTTTTGTGCTGATGGCTTGATTGTTCAAGCGGTTAGAGTGTTAAAGAAAACAGGAAACATTCTTTGCTTCACAAAACAACCTTTTGATTTTGAATTAAGAAAGGAAGTAAACCATATTTTCAGGCGTGAGATAGTTTGGACTTTTACAAATGGCGGTGCTTGGGTTTCTAATAGAATGCCTTTAGTTTCTCACCAAAAAATATATCATTGCGTAGTTGATAGCAAAAAGAGTTTCTTTAATGAAAGGACAAGGGTTGACTATTCAGAAAATACAAAATCATTTAAGCGAAGCAAGAAAGTATTTGAAGGCTACCAAGAAGAAGGGAAGCAATTTGAAAAAAGCAAAGAAGGTGTTTGGTTACGTGACCATTTACATTTTAATAAGCCACATACAGGAAAGATACCAAGCAAACCCCAAGAACTTTACAACATACTTATTAAATGCTATTGCCCTGAAAATGGTTTAGTAGTTGAGCCGTTTAGCGGTAGTGGAAATTTTGCAAAAACTTGTATTAAACAAAACAAAAATTATATAGGTAGCGAATTAGATAAAAAAGTTTTTGATTACTCTATTACTAACGTGAATGAGTTAGGTGAATACGAATACGACGGCGAAAACAAAACATGGATACTACCCATCAGACATCTTGAGACCGTCGCACAGCGCAAAAAACGTTACTTACTCATGGAAGACCCCAACCAGATAGGACTATTCGAATGACAAAATCCAACAAGTCAAATAATAACAAACAGATACAAAATAATAATGGTATTGTGACCAAAGACGGAATCAAGGTATACTGCGAACATACCGAACTGAGAGACCCTGCGTCACTCATACCCAATCCCAAAAATCCTAACCAGCACCCCCCAGAGCAAATCACACTGCTTTCGAGGATCATCAAAGCACAGGGATGGAGAGTACCCATCACCGTATCCGACAGAAGCGGATTCATCGTGAGGGGACACGGCAGACTCGAGGCAGCCATAGAACTCAACCTCACCGAAACACCCGTGGATGTCCAGCACTACGATACCGAAGCTGAGGAGTATGCCGATATGGTTGCGGACAACCGACTCTCCGAACTATCATCGATGGACAACAGCATGCTCTTCGACATACTCGACGAACTGCATCAGGACGGATACAACATCGAACTGACAGGTTATATGGAAGAAGAACTCGAGAGAATCCAGGCAGAGCATTTCAAAGAAAAAGAGGGACTCACCGATCCTGACGAGATACCGGACTTCGCACAGAAAGACACATTCGCACAACCCGGAGAAATCTGGCTCATAGGTGATAAGCACAAGATCATCTGCGGAGACAGCACCGATTCAGAAGTGCTTGCCAGACTGATCGGAAAAGACCCTGTGGGAATGATATTCACCGATCCGCCGTACAACGTAGACTACGTCCCGGAAGACCAGCCCCGCAGCGATAAATCGAAGCAGGTTAAGCGCAAATACAAGGCTGGAGGGATCATGCAGGATGATGGAGAATTCGACACCATTGCCTGGCTCGAGGCGGTAGAGACCTACATGCGACAGGGAGCATTTTATATCTGCTCCGGCGGGAAGGAAGCACCACTCATCCACAACTGGATATCAGAGCGCATCGCACCCCGTGAACCCACATACATCGTCTGGGCGAAAAACAGCTTCTCATTGGGACGCCGGGACTACCACCGACAGCATGAATTTATATTTTACTCATGGCTGGGAGATAAGCACTGGGCAGGCACACGAACCGAAAGCGACCTGTGGTGGGCTGATAAACAAATCGTGAAGGAGATGGACAAGGAGTCACTCATTAAGATGTACTACGAGATTATAGAGCAGACCGACCTGTGGGACGTACACCGAGACCCCGTGCAGGAATACATCCATCCCACGCAAAAGCCAGTCGCACTCGCAAAACGAGCTATGCGCTTCTCATCCAGAGTGAACGATATCGTGGTGGACTTCTTCGCCGGGAGCGGAAGTACCATCATAGCAGCCGAACAGATGGGGCGCAAGTGTTACGGCGTGGAGCTTGACCCCTACTATGTTTCGGTATCACTTATCAGAGCATACAAATTTATAGGCGTAGAACCGATACGGGATGACGGTATTGCACTAAGCGAAATTATGGATCAACACAAATAATGCAATTCGACGACAACGGCAAAAGGACATAACCTGTGGCACTGAGTAAGAAAACCGAATCAACGCTGAAACTTATCGAGAAAACTATCGTCGATACGGGGCGGTATAAGGACGCAATTGAACTCGTAGGGGTACATCCCAGTACATTCAGCCGATGGCTGAAAAAAGATGCAAGTTTTCGTCAAATGGTCAAGCGTGCGGTAGACAGACACGCCAAACTCAACCTCCGCAACAGAACCGACCTGAAGGAAAAAGCCGTCGCCAGTCTCGAAATGCTTCTCGTCGAGAGAAAAGTCAAGAAAAATCAGGTCAAGATTACAAAATTATACGATAAAAACGGAAAACTCAGCGGGCACAGAGAGGAAACTATCCAGAAAGACATAGTGCGAGACCCCAGTTACTACGCCATCGAAAAGGTGCTGGGTAAAAGGGAGATCGAATACATCGTACTCAACAAAGCGATAGAGGCGGGCAAGGAAGATAAGGACTCACCCATATTCAAGCGCATATTCGGTGACTGGGGAAAAGACAATACCATCACCGACGGATTCGAGGATAACATCTTCAGCGATACCATTGACCTGATCAAACTCAGGCAGGCGCAACTTGAGACGCAGAACCGATACGATCAAGGGAGACTCTCATTCGAGGAGTGGGAAAAAATGGTGCGTGACCAGTCGAAAGATTACGTCACCATGAAAGACAAAATCGAAAGGCGGGCTATGGGTCTCATCGAGGGCTACACCCCGCAGGAGTTGATCATGCAAATCAGGCAATTCACTTTTATGCTGATCCACACATTAGAGGAGGTCGTGAACGACATTGGAATTGATCGAGCAAATATTCCTGCAGAGCTTGGAAGAAAAATCCGGCAGAAGTCGGAACTTCCCGTTGCGGGCTGATACCATATTCGCCGAAGATACCGAAATTGAAGACGACGGCAGCATCTGGCTGATCGATCCCGTGACTATACATGAATTTGTCCAGGAATACATACGACTGAGCGGACTCTCGGAAGCGCAGGCTGACGTTCTGGGTGCAATCTTCCCCGCCAACCCCGCAGACGGAGAACAAATCTTCCAGGTAGAACAGGCAATCCTGAGAGTGGGGCAGGGAGGAGGAAAGAACTATACTACGACCATAGCAGTCGTATATGCCATATACCTCTGGTGCTGCCTCAAAGACCCCCACCGCTTCTTCGATCTCGAGTACCACGAACCGTTCGACATACTAAACTTCTCACAAGTGAATGAGCAACAGGCACGTAATGTCTTTTTCAGAACATTATCCAACGTTATGCGACGCACAATCGTACCCAATACCAGCGAAAACTGGTTTTCGAAACATATGGGATTCAAAATAGCAGATTATGGGAGAAAGGACATCAAAGACAAAGAGATGACGATCCCGAATCGCAACCGTGACAGGGGTGGTATCCGCATTTATTGCCTCGATTCCACTGCCAAGAGCGTGGAGGGATACACCATCTGGATGTACATACTCGACGAACCGAGCAGAGCCAACACACCAGCCAAATACGGCACAGCCAAAAGACAGTACGAAACTGCACACACAAATGCCACAACACGATTCGAACCGCACCAGTACCTCGGCTGCATGTTCGCCTATCCCGAACAGGAGGTAAACGACCTCCTCATCGAGACATTTGAGAGGTATGCCGTCAACCCGCAGGAAAATCACCACGAAGTGGGTGATAATGTTCTCACGGCATGGTACGCCACATACGTATTCAATCCCAAAAAAGAGAAAAATACTTACCTCAAAGCGTTCAAACACGACCCCGTAGATGCCGACAGACGCTGGAGAGCAATCGTGCCACCCAACGAGTTCGGATTCTTTATGCCCCACATGAACAAGATAGAAGACTGCGCCAACCCCGATATCGTGAAACCCGTAGAATGGCGACCCACAATAACCCGTCGTACAGGGTCAGTGAAGGGTAAAAAGCAGGAGATCGACTTTACGGCAATAGAACTCCTCGCCGTGAACAAAGATGACCGACAGAGAAGGTGGGGTGGAGACTTCGCCGTATCCCGGGACAGCCTCGTTCTCGTAGGAGGCTACATGCGAAACACCGACAAGGATATCCCCGACTACGTTTACACGGAGAGAACAAAAGAGGGAACGGAAACAGAGAAACGGGTGGAAATAGGCGCTATGCCAGTCATAGACACAATCCTGATCTGGCAGCCCCACAAAGGCAAACCAGTTGACTATGCCAACGTGGAAGAAACGATTCTGAGACTACTTGGAGACAGCTTCCCCAACTCACGCAGTCTCCACTTCGACAAGTACAACACCGAGAGCATCAAGCAGAAGCTTCTCGATCTTGGTATATACGACTGCGATACACTCACCTTCACCAACCCCCAGCAGTTAGATTACGGGAGACTGACCCGACACCTCGTTTGGAACAACGCCATCGAATATCCAAATAACCCCACACTCATGAGGGAAATGAAGCGACTGCTCCTGATCAATAACGCCAAACTCGACCATCCCGACGGAGCGAAAGAATCGAAGGACGTATGGGATGCCCTCATCATCTGCGTCAAACTGCTGGTAGAGCACTCATTCGACGGAGGTGCCCTGGACATAGACATGGGTGAGACAATAGGCATGGCTGACGAAGACAGAGCAGAAATCGAACTCTACGGGAAAGCATACGAACAATTCATCAATCAGCATCACCGTGAACCCAAAAACAACAAGGAAATGGCTGATTACATCAAAAGAGAATTTAGAATCGACAAAACAGCGAGTCAAATCGAATACATGAAACAGAGCTGGCTGGTGGATCATGAGGCGATGGAGGCAAAAATCCCGGGGCTCGGTGATGGAGGCATGCTTGACATGGGTGACGATTATGACCCCCCATTGGTCGCCCAAAACATAGATGAAATAGACTTTTGACAGACAGACGAAAAATAATTTCTTGTGTTATTCATTTACACAGAGGTATATTTACAGCAGTCTCAGCGGTGAACCAACACGACACTGCGGAGACATTTTTATATCAGGAGGTAAAATGAGTAACGGATTATCCAACAAATTCGCCTTCACCGACCAAAACAGCAACATAGACGCACTCAAAAACATCCGGGCAGACCTCGCCCAAAACATGCGCACCTTCCTCAACGAAGCCCGAAACACGGGATTCATAGAGGAAATAGACAGCATGATCGAGAACGATCCCGAGATGGAGAAAAGCTACAAGAGCTTTATCAAGGCACTCGACAAGAGGGACGGAACAGATACTTTTGCACAGCAGATGGTAGCTATGATGATCGATCCCGATTACCTCGTGGACTCGGTGGAGAACTACAATTTCCCGCATGAGCGAGTACGACCCGAACTCCTCCGGAGAGCAGGAAATAGCATACCAGGGAATCTAATCAAATCCCACCGGACACATCAGCTTGCTGAGTTCGGTAAAGTCTCAAATGGGAAAGAACCTGGCTTCCAGATTGCATTTGCTGATGACGAAAAAATACCCAACAAAAGTGAGAGGAAGAAACTAACAGAAGCGGAGAAAGCATTTGCCAACAATCTGTTCTACGTCCCCAACGACCCGACACCATCGTTACAAAAATTTCTGTCCTATGCCTATGCCGACTACTTCGACCTTGACAAAATAGCAATCGCCGTAGTACGTACCCGAGCCAGCGCTAATAAGAAATACGGATACAGGGGTTTACCCATAGCACTGCAACTCGTAGATGGCGGGACTATCTACCGGATTATCCCCGGGTACGCCGGACACCCCGGGCACTTCAATAATCGCTGGGATATAGTGGGATATAACCAGACTCGGGAGAAAGCAGGACTCCAGCCAATCTACCATGATGACTTCCGCTTCATCCAGGTAGACAAATATGGGAAAAGGCGAGCCATCTGGAAAGAGAGCGAAATGCTGCTCACCCATGCCTACGGTACAACCGATGCTAAAAACCAGTTCATGGGCTATGGAATCGTAGAAAAATCACTGAAAGTACTGCGCTACATGATGGACAGCATCATCTACAACTATACCCGCCGATCCACACAAACCATGCCGAAAGGTATGATCACTCTCACAGGAGCTACCGAGGACGGATTCTCACGTGAAGAAATGGCACTATTTCGGAAAATGATCTGGGCAATCTCGTCGGGCAAGAAGAATCAGTGGAAATATCCAGTCATAGGGCTTCCGAAGCAGTCACAGGCAAATTTTATACGATTCCACGAATCTTCTAAAGAGATGGAGGATTTCGCTTGGTGGTCGACGCTCATGAGCCTCTTTTGTACTTACGCAGGACTCAGCCCGGAAGACCTGGGGATGGCATCCAACCGTAACACCGTGGGCAGACAGAGACTCTTTGACAAGACAGATGAAGAAGGGAGTATGATGCGCAGTCAGGATATGGGGCTGCGTTATTTCCTTAGCCACTTCGAAAACTTACTGAATGCAGCACACATATCAGAGGAGATAGCCGGGATAGGTGACGTTGTATTACGGTTCCGAGGACTGGACGTAGAAGACGAGACTAAGAAAGCGGATCTTAAAACTAAAATGCTGCAGATTGACACCTCAGTGAACGAGCTGCTGATCGCACAGGATAAGAAACCGTTTGAGTTTATGCTGGGCGATATAAACATATTCGATATTCCTGCCATTGCCAACCCGCAGGTGCAACAGACTATCATACAGGCATATCAGCAACAAATGATGGCAGAGCAAGAGGAACAGGGAGAAGAAGGTGGAGGATATCCGTGGGAAGAAATGGGCGGAGAAGGGGAAGAAAACTCCGGAGAAGGGGAAGAAAACTCCGGAGAAGGAGTGGAAAGCGGTGGTGAACCGGGATCTCCCCCACCCGCCCAAAAGGGAATGACAAAATCAAACGAAGTTTTAATACGCATCATAGACTGAACAACCTAAACGACTGTAAAAACATAACCACATAGGAGTGACTAACAATGAGTTTAGCAAACATAGACAACTACCCCTTGCTGAAAAGCAGGGTAAAAGCGCATCAGCGTAGAACTAAGACAGGAAAAATCGTTCAAGTGCGAGAACATGAAGATAGAAGGACTAAAGATGAATTAGGGAAAAAACCCGTTGAAGAACAAGCGAAGACGTCTAAGACGGCTGAGGAGTTTGTGGAGGCACGGGGAGGCAAGGCAGACCCACTCATCGAAGAAGCCAAGAAGTACAAGACGGCTGAGGAGTTCATTAAAAGTAATAACCCAATGAATATGCCAATTAATAAAATTAATCCTATTATTAAACTCAATAGAGGGATTTGCTCCCAAGCATTGCTCAACTTAAAATGATAGATAAAACAGAACCAAAGAAATTTATATTGGACGCTTGTTGTGGTAATCGTATGATGTGGGTCAATAAAAAACACCCAAATACAATTTATCACGACCAAAGAGATGAAGTCAAACCAGACATCGTTGGGGATTTTAGGGAACTTAAAAGCATAAGTTCCAATTCTTTAAAATTGGTTGTGATTGACCCACCACACGATATTTACCATAGACGCCCAAATAAAAATGCAGGGTTTCAGAAGAATTTTGGCAATTTAAATCCTGATACTTGGCAGGAAGATTTGAAGAAAGGGTTATCAGAATGTTGGCGTGTTTTAGAAGATTATGGCGTTTTGATTTTCAAATGGAATACACACGACGCCAAAATTCATAGGATTATGCCATTACTTCCTGCCGAACCTTTATTTATGAATAAATTGACAAAACTGAATACTCATAATTCTGAAACCATTTGGTTCTGTTTTATGAAGATACCAATCGCAAATCCCTCTACTTCGGCTTCGCCGACTTTTGTTTCACAAAAGGAGTTTAATAAGGGTTTAGAGGTTTCGGCTACGCCTACACCCAAATCGCCTTCGGCGACTTCTCCAAACCCTAATAAAGGGTTTACAAAAGAAAATACCATTGATAAGCATAAACCACGAGACAGTAAAGCTCCTATAAGAGTTAGTGTCGACCATAAAGGGAATATTAATATTGAGGATGGTCATCACAGATATTTTGCTGCAATTGAAAATGGTGATAAAAACATAAATATAATATTTGGCACTCAACTATCAAGAAATGAAAAAACCATACTCACCGACATCTGGAACAAGGCACATGAATCCGAAACCAAACAACCCCATGGAAATAGTTAGTGCAGGACGTGATGGTGTAGAACATGCGATTGACGACATCCACATCAGAGACTATATGGGAGGCAGAGAAAAAGTGGATTATTTTGGAGACAAATATGGTCTGCCAGATACGAATATAGACATATATAACCGTCTCCATGAAAAAGCACAAAAACAAGACTGAACGAATCTAATGCATTCCCAAATCCAAATAACCAAATCCGTTCTTAACGGCAGTATTCCACAAAGGATTGATACCGTCGCCAAATTCGCTACAGCGTTAAACTTAGGCGAACAGGTGGAAATCCACCACCACATGAGCAAAGCACACAAAGGTGAGCGGATAACCACGCCACATCTCATACCGGAACTGTGGGAATGCGAGAAAGAGTTTCACGCACTGCTCGAACCACGCAAAGTGGTGGAAACCATACTTGAAGGTATCGGGATATCAAAGCGATTCTGGAAAGCAATAAGAGTCAAATCAGGTGTGCTCTACACAGGCACCGGCAGACCATTCACAGACAAAGAATTAAGGGAGTTAGAGAAAGTGCTCTCCCGGGCACTCAACGTGTCCAAAGAGAAAATACGCAAACTGATTATGCGAGCTGCCATGGTCGGGAAACTGACAGGTATTTACAAAGTTGGAAGGAAAATAGAATTAGACATAAGCAAGCTGCCTGCTACGATCCGGGCAGCCGTTAATCAGGGACTTTTTACAGCACAGGAAGTGAGAGGACTCCAATTCGCACAGGAGTTAGCGGCAGTCAACGTCACCGCCGTCCAAGACAGAACCAAAACCGAGATCAAGCGGATGGTACTCGAAGCGCAGAAAAACCGGACACACCCCAGAGCATTAGCGCAGAAGATGTTCCACGAAATCGCCTCCGATGACGAGGGGACACTCACCAGAGACTGGGAGCGGGTAGCTGTCACCGAGATGAACCGGACAGCCTCCGACGGATTTGTTGGCAGCCAGCCGGATGGCGGATATGTCGTAGGCAACGCTCATGATGACGCATGTGTGTATTGCAAGAGCATGATCGAGGGGAAAGTTTATCGTGTGAATCACGACGGCGTACCGGACTACGATAACCTGAAACCGGGCAGTAAAGAGTACTGGAAACTGGCGAAACAGTGGACTCAGGAAATATGGGTTGGCAAGACCAACTATGGGAGAGCATTCAGCAATCGCAAGCGGACAGAGGGCAAGCTGGTGCTGCGGAAAGACCACGAACTGGCAAAGCCGATTATTCCCCTCCACCCATCGTGTAGATGCCGCTGGACTCCCTTCATGCCGGACATGGCATACATCCAGACCGACAGACGGGGCAAGAGAACAGTCAAGTACGTACTCACCGAAGCAGACGAGAGGAAGCGAGTGAAGTGGGTAGAGAAGAACCGGGATCTCTTCCAGGGCGAATTTGAGGAACAGAAATGGATACCAGCAACCTAAACGACTGTAAAAACATAACCACAGGCGTTGGATGTATGGTAATAGTGATAACAAACAAACATAGGAGTGACTAACAATGAGTTTAGCGAACATAGACAACTACCCCTTGCTGAAAAGCAGGGTGAAGGCACATCAAAGAAGAACAAAAACGGGGAAAATCGCGCAAGTCAGGGATTATCAAACATCAAAATTAAAGCGATATCAACCAATTGATACAAATGAAAAATATGCAATGCCTGATAAAGATATTAAACCTAAATATACCGCACGAAAAAAGCCTGAAATAAAGTCGGAACTTAAAGAAGAATTACCTGGTAAAGTGGTTAGATATTTAGACAGAGTACAAAAAGAATTAGAAACCTATGCAACAAGAGATTTAGAGCTAAGGAAAAATGAGTTAGAAAGAAGTATTAAAAAAACAGAAGTATATCGAACGAAAGATGCAAGGTCGTCTATGACTGCGTGGAATGAATTATATAAACTTAGCGATAATGCTAAACAAGCTGTACTTGAAAACAATTTAATGTTTAGAAAAGAGCTTGAGATTGTTAATGAACTGATAAATGATAAAACAAATCTACAATACAATGCTACGAGAAATTAAAGAAAAAAAGACTCTGAGTGGTATAAAAGCATATAATCACAAGGACAGATGTAAATGAAAGAATCAACCATCATCCACGAACTGAGACTACTTCACAAGCGGTGCGAGCAATTGACGATGGCGAACAACATGCTGACTCAATCCTACAGCGACCTCGTCACTCGGGTGAGAGCCTACGAGAACCTGATCAACAGGGGACGCATCCTGAAACGCATCCTGCCGATATGCAAGATCGAGAAGGAAATCGCCAGAGTTAAGCAAGAAGAAATCACCCTGCAGGAAAAGATGAACAGAGCCCAGCAGAAGGCAATACTGGCACAGCAGGAGAAGGATAATATTCGCAAGGATGATGCCAAACTCAAGCGGAAGATAAAGACAAAACAAAAACGAGTTAAAAGACTCGTAAAAAGTGCAGAAAAGGAGACAAAACAAGGCGCAACCGCTCCGTGTAACAGGTCGTTTTAATGCCTGTTACATATTGTTAGCATTAGTACGGATTATTAACGATAAAATTAAATAGAATGAATAAAAAAGTATTAGATGTTTGTTGTGGCCCTAAAAGTATGTGGTTTAATAAACAAGACGAAAGAGCATTGTTTTTAGATAAAAGACAAGAGAAGCACATAATAAAAAGAAAAGATGGCTATGATAGAAATATAATAGTTGAGCCGGATGAAATAGGTGATTTTACAAACATAAATCAAAAAGATAATTCATTTCATCATATTGTTTTTGACCCTCCACATATACCACAAAAAACGATGACAGGAGCAATATGTAAGCAATACGGACATTTAACAGGCGATTGGAAAGAAATGTTAAAACAAGGATTTAAGGAATGCTTTAGAGTATTAAAACCTAATGGAACTTTGATTTTTAAATGGAATGAATGCAGAATACCTGTAAAAGAAATACTTGCATTAACAGAAGAAAACCCACTTTACGGTCATAAAAGTGGAAAAGCTATGCAAACTCATTGGATTTGCTTTATGAAAACGGAAGCATAGTATTAATGCTAACTAATGAATAAACGAACTCCACCCGAAGTAGAGAGTATCGTGATCAAAAGCATATCACCGATACTAATCCCCCAGCCACTCTTGGGGACACTCACTGTTAAGATGACTTGGTGGAAGAAACTGATGTATAAACGTAAAATGAGGAAACAACATGAGCCAAGCAGAGACACCGATTAACATTAACGTAGACGATACGGTCATTAAGAGACTTGACATCAAGAGCAATTCACTGGTGGTTATGACCATACCTCACCCACTCGACAGCGTCTCTGCTGAGTACTGCTACAGCACGGTCAAGGGGATCATCTACCACGCCACGGGCATCAAACCCAATCTGTTTCTGATCGACTACGGCGGCAACCTGGAGATCATGCCTGATGACCGACTTATAGGAATCAAAAATCAGATCAACAATATCCTTAGAGCGAGGGCGAACTGATGCCCGGCAAAATGAATAAGCGAGATGAACATTTGTGGAACAAAGCAAAGGGAGTCGTGACAAAGCAGTACCCGAAAGTAGCAGAGGACTCCGACCAGTATTGGAAGCTGGTACAGGGAGTGTACCAGAAAATGAAAGGCGGGAAATCTATGAGCGACAAGATAGATATGACAAAAGGAAAGGACACCATGTTAGAAAATTACCCATTACTCAAATCAAGAGTAAAAGCGCACCAGAGAAGAACCAAGACAGGGAATATCGTGCAGGTTAAAGAACATCAGGACAGTAGGCAGAAAAAAGAACCACGCATTAAAAAACATGCCATCGGTACACATTTAGGTTACTACCATCCACGAGTTAAGGACATTCTGAACCCGATAGGACATAAAAAGCACAGAGATGCCCATCTGGAAGCACATGAAAAACAGAATAAACTGGCGAAAAAAGCCAGAGCGGAGGGGAAACATGACCTTGACCTTCATCATTCAGCGAAATCGGAATGGCATAAAGCACAGGCGGATGCACACGACGTGATGACAAACAAAAGATACCATCGAGGGGATATGGTGATGGGTGAGGATAAGGATAAACGACACTTTGCAGGTTGGGGTTATGATAGACATAAAGAAATACTTAGTGACATCAGAGCCAGAATAACGGATAAAGACAAAACGAAAGTCGGCAAAATCCAGCAGATGATGGCGAATGAGAAAAAGAAGCAGGGGGAAAAAACAAAGGAATGAGGTGATAGAATACCAGTATAACCTGAAAATGAAGGTGCAACGCCCCGGTAGCCGGGGTGGACAATTCTGGGTGGATGACAACGGAAATATCCGCTACGGTGCTATCCCCCTACGATATAGAGAAACCCTCCAACAGAGAGCCTTCCAGGAATGGTTTCACCGTGAAGTCATGGCAGGAAGGCTTCCTCGCATTAAAAAACCACAGGATGCAAAAAAAGTAAAGGAATGGTGGGAAAGCACATTGTGGGCGCAGGCTGCACGGGAGAGCCAACAGAAACTATTCAAAACCAAAAGTAAACTCGCACTTCTTCCGTCCAAAAAGAACCCAAGAGTGAAGCGGTGGCAGAGTGTCGCCATTGATCCCAAAGACTACAAGAAACACGGCATACAGGGGAAAGCTACCGATGCCTACCAATACCACGACCATCCCAAGTGGACACACGAATGGCGGGATCCTAAAGACCGACTGATACGCCGACTAACCCCTGAGTACACAAAAGCGAATGCCATCCGGAAATTTAAGCGGGTAGAGAAAGCGATCAAGTACATACCGGAGTTGCGAACTGCCGTCCAGAAGGATGCTCGCTCTCGCAACGCCAGAAGACGAGTGCTGGCAATGGTGATCACCACACTCGACCAGACAGGCATGAGGGTAGGGACGGGACATCATCTAGAGCGATACGGCACATACGGAGCGACTACGCTGAACAAGGAGCACGTCACCGTCAAGGGTGACACCGTGACACTCACATACGTTGGTAAAAAAAACAAAGAGCAGAAACATACTGTTACCGATCCTACCTATGCCAGACAAATGCGCAAACTTCTTAAATCCGATGGTGATAAAGTATTCGCATACACAGAACGAGGTAAAACAAAATCCATTACGGGAGAGGACGTAAACAACTACCTCAAAAGATACGGGATCACAGCAAAGGATATCCGCACCTTCAAAGCCAACGTAGTATTCACCTCCGCACTCAGGCGGATGGGGAAAGCAAAGAACGAGAAGCAGGCGAGGAAAAACATCACTGTGGCACTTGATGAAGCTGCCAATCACCTCGGCAACACCCGGGACGTGTGTAAAAAAGATTATATAAGCCCTGAAATCCTGCAAGCCTACCTCGAAGGTAAACGGCTCAACACAAAGTACCTGCGAAAATCCATCACAACCGGATGGACGGCAGAAGAAAGGGAGTTCATCCGGCTTTGGTTGGGATTTAAAGACCCAAGAAGGAATGCCTACAAATATGTTCCATATATAAACGAAAATATAATCCTTAAATCCCTCGCCTTCTCCGGACACAAACTGCAGGGACGCACCACATACGCCGGAATGAATATATCCATCGAAAACAAAGCTGGATCGTACAGGACAGGTAAAGACCCAGATGGACACAAATGGAAAACGAAGTTACATCAAGACTACGGTTACATCAGGGGAACGGTAGGACACGACAAAGATCACGTAGACTGCTTCATTGGTAATGCCCCAGACTCACAGAAGGTTTATATCATCCACCAAAAGGACATCAAGACAGGAAAGTACGATGAAGACAAGGTCATGTTAGGCTGGAGCGATAAAAAAACGGCTGTGGTGGATTATTTAAAGAATTATGACCGTAAGGACATGCTGGGGAGCGTCACCACCATGACCATAGATCAATTCAAGAAAAAAGCATTTTCCAAAAAGTACAAAGGGAAAATGATTAAAGCCTTCGGCAAAAGTATAATTTACAGGCACGCCGCATGAGATTATTAATGAAAGCGAAAATTAAACGCCCCGGATTACGAGGGGGGAAATATTGGATTGATAAAAAGGGAGAAGTCATTTACGGGGAAAAACCGCACCCCAGAGCAAAGCAGGCGAGCCATGAACAAATAAGCAAGCACCACGCAAAAACCAAGACAAATCCGAAAACAAAAACAAATCCAAACACGAAAATGATTGGAGGAAAGTCATTCGAATTTAAACAAAAAGGCAAAGAATGGCACGTATACCACGAAGGAAAACATATCGACACAATCCCGGAAGGTCTTGACAGCAACCAAAAGACTGAATATGTGAAGGAACGATCAGAGTATTGGCTGAAAATGCATGGGGAGAAAAAGAAACCAATAATGCATCCTACGAAATTTTACCGATACGCTAAAAAAGGCGCAAAGGGTGATGCTGGCGAATGGGCATCAGCAGATAGTAAAGAATTAGCATCAGGACGGAAAGGACAGGAATTAAAAGAAATAAATTTCAAACCATCCGATAAAATATTATATATCAATGCAGAGGGCAATATAGGCGGTGCTGGTGAATATGGTTATTTATCACTAACAAGTGATCGTGAGCAAACCATTATAGAACACGCTATGGATATAGGGAGAATAGACGAAGATGATGGTTTATTGGTGATGGATATTATAGCCGCAATAAAAGCAAAACAATCAGGCTATGCAGGAATAGTCTATAAAGGAGGAGATAAAAACCAACACCACGCCCAAGATTTAAGAGAGCATACCGAAAAAGAATTAATAAACACGTTAGGAGAATACTACGAAGATGCAAAACCATTCGCAGATAAATTTTTAACTGACAAAGTAACGCCAAAAGGGAAATTCATGATAAAAAAGAGCCTTTTAATTAAATCCCACGTCAAAGCGTACCAACGACGGAGCAAATCAGGGAAAGTCGTCAACGTGAAGGCGCATGAGACCAAAGTAAGGAAAAAAGCGAAAACAGAGAATAAAGCATGGGCGATGACGGTTGAAAAGTACTTTAATAAAAAACATAACATGCTTTCAGGATTAGTACAGGACATAAAAGAAGACATCTGGTACGCCAAAAAAGAGCTAAAGGGATTAGAGGCAGGACAGATGGGCGGATTTAAAGTATCAGCGAATCGCCGACAGAAAAAACTACTAAAAGAGCAGATAGAAGCCAGCAAGGGTAATATCGCCAACTTAGAGAAAAAGCTGACGATCCATAAAAAGCATAAAGCCATTGTCAAAAAAGCATTAAAAGAGGGGAAACCAGTTCCTCAAAACGTCCTCAACGATTATCCAGAATTAGTGACCAAAAAGAACCGTCCAAAAGCCATCAGGTTTTTCGACGCATATAAAGAGAACGGCGCACCGTTAGAGGAAGACCCATTCACAGGAAAACTGAAGCTGATGGGAAATCTAATGGATCATTCAATAATCTCAGATGAAACAGGACGCTATGTGCGATATGGTGCAGAACTTACCGATGGTCGGAAAGTATCGCTGGACGGCGTAATCCGTATAACCGATCCAGAACGCTGGGACAAAATAAAAGATATTATCGCAGGAAAGACAGGAGCAGATAAGATCGCTCTCTATATTAAAAACTCCATGAAATCGAAAGACCTGAAACAAAGCATAAAAGATACATGGATCGATGCAGAGCAATCTGGATGGAAACAAAGGGATATAGGGACACAATCATTCGACAAATGGATAAAAGACGGCAGATACCTTATCGCAGGATTAACTCATCAGAAATTGCCTACGATGGATGGCATAATCAGTATTGAAGCGGAATTACACGAAAACGCAGGAATTAAATTAAAAAAAGTCAAAGGATGGGTGACAAACAAAGTAAAAGCTAAAGCAGTAGCAAATGCCGTAGCTTATTACAATGAAAATAAGGAATGGTCAAAAAACATCGTAAAAGAGACAAAAGAAGACTTTATCGACAGGGAATCGAAAATCCCGAAAAACATGTCCATGACATCAGCCGTTAATTACATCAAAAAATACTTCCCAGAAATTAAGGGATCGAGAATAAAGCTACGGCATAAATTAGAGCAAGAACTCAAATCAACGGGGACAGGAAAAATGGGATACCAATCAAGCGGAGTTTACAGAAGTACAGGCGAACCCGGAAGCGGATCAATATCATATTCCAAATATAAGACTGAAGACATCGATGAATGGATATACGACAACCTGTCACCAAAGCAAAAGGGAATGAGTAAATCCAAAATTAAGGCTCACATGAGACGCACAAAGACAGGGAAAATCGTAGCAGTCAGACAGCATGAGGACTCCCGAACCAAAAAACAGAAACCAGCATCAAAGAAAAAGCAAAACGTGGACTTATTCGGGAATCCGATTCAAGAAGCAAACAAAACCCCCCTCTCCGTAGCAAAAGAATTACAGATTCAGGACATCGAACCCGATCCAGACCAACCGAGAAAAGAATTTGATCAGGAAAAACTAAAAACGCTGGCTGACAGCATCAAAAAGATAGGGCTGATTCAGGACATCGCCGTCCGACCACACCCGACCAAAAAAGGTAAGTACATTATTATCGCTGGTGAGCGGCGATACAGAGCGCATAAAATCGCAGGATTAACGCATGCCAGAACCAGAATCTACGATTTAGTCGATCCAAAGGACATCTTCGCCATCCAAGTCGCTGAAAATGTAGGCAGAAAGGATATGAATCCGATAGAGACGGCAACGGCATTCAAAAAATTATATGACGTAGGAATGCCCATAGAAGAAATAGCAAAAAAAGTAAGCGCAAAAGCCGTCACCGTCGAAAGGAAAATGCAACTCCTGAACCTTATTCCGGGATTACAGAAACACATTAAAGGAGGACACGTCTCGATCCATCAAGGCTGGATGATAGCCAACGCCAAACTTTCCCCGGAACTCCAGCACAACGTCATGATCCGACTGAACGCTGGCAAAATATCCAACGAGGCACTTTCAGGCATGCTCGGAAAATACAAAGCAGGCATGAGTCAGACAGACATTTTTCAGACTCAGAAAGTAACACCCTCCGGACTCGAGAGACTCCACAAAAATACCGTGAGATCGTTAGAGCGAAAAGCCAACAACCTCGTCAAGGAAATCGGGAAGCTCCTGACGCAGATAAATGAACAGGGAGGTGAGAAGTTAATTCCCGCCATCACAAAAGAACGTGGTAAGATGGAAGTGTACTCAGCCAAGCTGGACATCATTACCGAACAGATGATCAAGATCAAAAAGGAGATGGACAGGGCGAAAGCATTCTTTAATGCCGGTGGGACTGTATCGCAGTATCTCGATACCCGCAAGGTAGGTGAAGAAAACAAATGGGTCTTCGAAGGCGGGAAGCGTAAACGTAAGAAAGCGAAAAAATCCCTCGTAAAACGCATACTGAAAGCGATAAGTGGGTATCAGAAACCGGATCACAAGTACATCAAGCGGGAAGGATCGCCTGGGAACTATAAGTATACCTATCCAAAAGAACCCGTGACCGAAGCCGATATTCTGCTGGACACCACGAACAACCCCAACGTCATGAGAGTGCTTTTCGACTTCAAATGGGGTGACATGGAGTGGGAGAAGACCAAAAAAGCAGTAGATCAGGCTGGGGGACGGTATTGGGATAAAACAAAAACATGGTACATCAAACGCCACAACATCCACAGACTCCATGACCGACTCGACAAGATCGCAATCACATCAAAAGCTCGTAGACAAACAGGTACACCACCTCCGGAGAGAGGAACAAAAGGTGCTCCACCGAGATCAAAATCCAAAATAGACATTAACAAAAAGAAATTCCACAGCGAATTTGCACTCATCCTGAATCAGTTCACTAAATGGCAAGAGCATAGAGAGTTACAGAGAAAATTGGGAGAGCTTATAGGATGGGCTCGGCATAGACGTTTGAATTTATCAGAAGTCAATGATGCCAGAGACAAGTTTAAAGAGAAACACCGAAAACTCCTCGCCGAGGGGGAAAAACGTGGTGAACTCGTAAAAATGGACGGCAGATACTATGAGGTGAAAGAACCTGGCAAACTTGGCAGCACCAAGTGGTGGATAGACGATAAAGGCAAGGTGCGCTATGGGGAACGACCTAAAAGCGCAAAGCACATCAAGAAAGAAGACCTCCACATATGGGATGCATATACTAAGGGATTGGAGATAGGATTACAAACCCAACATGAGGGGGAAATAAAATATAATAAAAAGCAGATAGAATCCATCGCAAAAGAGCACCTCGAGGATATCAAGGCAGAGAAGGGATCGGGAAGACTCAAAGTGTCTACCGTGACCAAGTCTGAGGGCGAATCTACCCTCGAGGATTATGCAGCCATCATCCAGTATGCCATAGATAACAAGTACCTGCGCATACCAACACGGGGAAAATACAAAGGGAAGGTATGCATAAATAAAAAGGAACTTAATACTCCACACAAACACAAAGCCGACAGCAAGCTGCGAGATATATTCGGTAATCTAATACGCTGGGATAGGAATCTAAACAGAGAACCTCTCGCACCACCCGTGACAAAATGGAAAAAATGGGATTCACCGAGCCACTATGAAATCGAATTAAGCAAACTGATTAACGACTACAACGAGGGCAAGGGCGAGATGGTGATCCAGGCGATCTTTGCTAAAGAGACTACTGGTTCAAAAGACCTTTACGAGCAAATAGAGAAAATCCAGGCGAGAGCATCCGATATCGAGAAACACCGCAACAAAGCACTCAAGGCATTCAGCGACAAGACTCCACCAGAAATCAAGAGCATGAAAAAGGGTAAAAGTCTCTGGGCGCATCAAGCACAGTACGTGAACTGGATGATGGCAGTCAATAAGGGAATCGTGGGAGCGGACACCGCACTGGGCAAGACACTCATGGCACTGGGATATATAAAAAAAATGCAGGAGAACGGTAAGATAGACGGCGGACTGGCATTCCTCCCCGGCAGCGTCATGTACGGCTGGGAAGACGACCTCGATGAATTCTTTAAGGGAAGACCAAAGGTGCTGTACATCGAAGGGACACCGGAACAAAAGATGGCGAAGATCAAGACCATCGGTAAAAAGAAATACGACCTCGTCGTAGCATCACACGGACTGATTCAGGGTGACGGCAGGCTGCTAACTGAACTCATGAGACGCACTAAGAAGCACGCTGTCTTCTACGATGAATCGCACAAAGGACTGCTGAACACCCAGAACAACGTGTATAAGAATTTCCATAAGCATGTGAAACAGAAGTACCAGTTCCTTATGACAGCAACCCCAGCGAGAAACGAACCGCTGGACATTATGCATATGAACAACCTGCTCCACCCCGGGCACATGGGCAACGCTGGAACATTCCATTCCAACTATTACGAGAAGATACAAGGCAGATGGCATCCAAAAGCCATCGCAATGGATGATATGTGGGATAAAGCGAGACCGTACATCCCCGTGATGAGCAAATATGCCGCTGGCGTCAAACTCCCCAAGCGAGTGGATTCCACACACCGACTATCGATGGGAGACCAGCAGAGGAAATACTACGAGGCAGCACAGAAGAATCTCATGAACGTACTTCTCGATGTAGAGAACCCCGAAGCCATGAAACGCAGCGAGGTTGATCACATCTTCAAGATCATAGCCGAACTTCGCCTAACGTCCTTCGACCCCGTGATGATCAACCCCAAGTATGCGGGGAAAAGCGTGACCTTCGAAAGAACCAGCGATATCATAGGTGACCACCTGCGTCTCGGGAAACACGGAATCGTCGTAGCCAGCGCATTTACGAAACCATTCGCCAAGTATGTCACACAACTGAAAAAAGAGCACAGACTTCTCGAAAGCGAAATAGCCGTGATCGATAAAGACACGAAACCAAAAGAACGCCACGAAATCCAGAAACGCATGAACAGTGGTAAGGTCAAGGTGCTGCTCATGGGGATAGCTTCCGGTGGAGCAGGGATGAACCTGCAGAAGGGAGCCGACGCAATGGTGATTCTGTCCGATCCGTGGACATACGCCGATAAGAAACAAGCCGTAGACCGGATCATCAGACCGGGATCTGCCAGCGATACCGTGTTCGTCCACGACTTCAGTCTCCCCCGTACCATAACCGACCTCGTGAGAGGCAAAATAGAGATCAAACAGACTATGCACGAAAAAGCAGACGTGGAAGGGACAGCTAAAGAAAAAATGGCAACATGGTCATTCAACGACTATCTCAAACTTGTAGGAATGACAAAAGAACAGTATGAAATTGCAAAAAAGAAAACAGCGAAGAAATCAATAACATTACCAAAAAACATAAGCTGGAGATACCAATGGACGTAGATAATGATAAAATGACAAAAGCTCAACTCAAGAGACTTCTCAAATGGTACTCTACACCACCCTATAGGTTACGGCAGGACTGGGAGATAATCAGGAAACAGATGATTGCAGCCTGTAAGAGACATAAGGTTAAAATACCGGAGTGGCTGACATGAGGGGACAGGTAAAGGCGCACATCAGACGCACCCCAGCAGGCAGAATAGTAGCAATCCCGACACACAGTCGCAGTAATCAGTTTAAACTCCGCAGTAAGCGGATAAACGATGGAATTAAACACCATCAGAAGACCTCAGACGGTATAACTACCTCACAAGAGTGCCGACAGCACCTCGCACTGGCACGTAAGCGATATAGGGATACGGCACACGCCATCTGGATCAAGCCACGACTTGCACCCTCAGATGACCGGATGCGCATGTGGACAGTATACGCCAAGAGCGACTGGACACCCGCACTCAAAAAAGAATACAAGAGTTTCTGGACGGAAGTCGTAGACATCTACAAAAAAAGACTTTCACAATTGCAGACACAGAAATCATTCGCCGTCCAGCCAAACGAACAGTATCACATACTGCGAGACAGAACCTGCAGCGAAGGAGAATTCTACCTCCAGCACCCCAAGACTCAGAAGACCTGTAAGTGTCTGGTCAGGAAAGGACTCAAGCTTAGAAAAAGCTGGTCGAGCAAAATGCAGGGGAAGTACGCTGGCTCACGGTGGGTGACAATAACCGACCCATCGTCACCACTGAAAGGACGACATATCCTGATCGTCCCGCATAAGGACGGCACAGCATCGATAGCCTGGGCTCCCTCACACTCCGGGCTGACCCACAAAATCCTCCAGCCCAAAGAGAAAAAAGCGAAGGATCAGGTAAAGCCGAAGGAGAAAGAAAAGAAGAAAATAAAGGAACTGAGTGAGGAGCAGCACGAAAAATTTACGACCCAAAAGAGAGAGCTTATCTCGCAAAAACAAAAACAGAAACAGAAACTCCACGAAATGATCCGTGAGAAGGTGGGCGTTGAAACCACTGTGACCAAAGAAGAAAAGAAAGAAATCGAGGAAAAAGTCTCTAAGGTCGAGAAAGAAAAACAGCCCATAGAGCGACTGAAAGAGTACAACAAAATCCAAAACAAGCGAAAAGAAGCACTCAACAGCATCATCAGTGAAGCCAAGAACGTGATGCTTGGAGACGAGACCACTCCACCGGAACAGCTATCCGCACAGCAGAAAAACATACGAGAAGCGATAAAAGAGAACGCTGAAGACTTCCTCAAAAGCTGGTATACCATCAAGGGTACGGAACGGGAGCTGCGAACTATCAATAAATTCCTCAAGACAGGAAACGTTACTCGAGCCGGATCGGACATCGTAGAGATGGAGACCATCACCACAGACGATCTGATGAAAACCCTGCAGAACGAGAAAGCGGTAGAATCAGAAATCGATGCGCACTACAACCTGATTATCAATACCAGGGGCGGTATTGACAGAGACGGGAATGAAATCTCAGGCAAAGGGACTGGCAGTCTGGTTATGCAGAGACATATCGCCACAGGCGCACTGGAGGCAATAACCGGACTGACCGGAGAAATGGCTGGGACGAGCATGATAGATGCCGACATCGCCAAAGAACTGGGATCTGCCAACGTCGCTGTGCTGGCGGACTACTACCTCGAGAATACCGCCGGAAGTGACTATGGCAAACGGATGGAAAAAATACGGGACTATATCGAAACTAAAGGCAGCAAGATCGCACAGGAAGCGATGGCAAAAGGTGACAAGTATATCGAGATGGCACAACGGGTACGCCAGCATGCGAAAGGCGAGAAGTCACTCTACGGTTCAGTCCAGCAGGGAACGGCAGCCAGCCTCGCCTACACGAACCGAGCTTACGAAGCCTACGGACAGGCAGAGGGGGCACTCAATCAGGTAGCAGAAATGCTCCACCAGTTTGAAGTGAAAAAGGAGATGATGGTAATTAAAGCCACTAATCGACCCGCACTAAACCGTAAACTCAAGCGACTTGGACTGAACAAATCAGACACTTCTATCGTAAGACATGGGTATGGCGATTACGAACTCCGCATACCCAAGCGATCATTCGAGAAGCTCATTGAGGAACGAGTGATAGCCCAGTTTAAGACTGTCGCCAAAGAACCGACACCAGAGAGCATTATTGCAGGCAGGGAAAACACCGACCACTTCCAGCCCTCCATGATCAAAACACACCTCGCTCCTGACGCTGACGGGAACATGCAGCGCATCATACCCACCGAAGCCCAACAGTCGGCAGCACGGCTCGTAGGCATGCAGAAGAAAGTGTATCTCAACTGGGAGGCTGGAACCGGAAAGAGCCTCGCATATTTAGAGGCGATCTCACAAGCATCAGACAAGGCGGGAAAACCACTCAAGACCATCATCTCCATGCCGAAAAAGCTCATGGGAAACTTCCGAGAGGAAGTGGAGAAGTTCACGAACTACAAAGTGGAAATAGTAAGTGGGGATAAAAAATCACGGGTAGAAAAATACAAAAAAGACCCGAACACAATTGTAGTTATCAATAAAGAAAAATACAGAAAAGACCAAGATTATGAAGAAATAAAAAACGCCGGGTTTGACATGATAATAGCCGATGAAGCCCACAAGATAACCCAACGCAGCGATACCGGGAGTAAGGGAAGCATGATGAGTCATGGACTGGCTGAGATAGCAAAACAATCCGAGTACTTTATAGCCGGAACGGGTACACCCACACCCAACAACCTGTCTGAACTCTACTTCCACCTCAACATTATGGATCCCGATAAGTACTCCTCGCAAAAGGCATTCATGGATAAATACAAGCACCTCCACAAAGGAGCTGGCTTGAAAGAGAAACTTGCACAAATTATGAATGCCGAACTGTCCGACAGGGTAATGACTCAGAAAAAAGATGCTAAAAATAAGTTCTTTGAAAACATACATCGTGTAGACCTGACCGACAAACAACGCAAGGAGTACAAGAATACACAGAAACGATTCCGTGAAGGAAAAATTTTGGGCATCACCCGTGACCAGCTACTGACCAGTGTGCTGAACAGCACGCACCACAGCGAGAACAACAAGTACGCTAAAATGAAAAATATCATAGACCATCACCTGAAAACAAAAGGCGATTCCGAGAAAGTGCTAATCTACGCCAAGAATTACGAGACAGTGCGAATGATAGAGGATTTTCTCAAAACGCAATATCCTGATCAAGCAATCAGATTTACTGGGCAGAATAAAAAAGGGAGTGATATGAGTATCAAGCAAATAGCTTCCAATAAAAATAAATATTTGACCGACGGCAAAGTCAAGTTCGCCATCCACACGGATGCTGGAACTGAGGGGCTAAACCTCCAGCACACCGGAGAGAAAGACAGACCTTACGGAGCGACCACAGTGATAGCGATGGCATCCGGTATGCATAGCTACTCCGTTCTTGACCAGTTTTTCTCCAGAGCCAATCGCAAGGGAGCCACAAAAGACGTACATGGGCACCTTATCTTAACCGACAGCCCGCATGATATGGCAACGGAGGAGCGACTCGGTGACAAGCGGACTATTATGAACCTCATCCATAACGGCAAAGTACGTGATGAGAACGGCGTACTTGGGACACCAGCGAGTAAGAGCATATTCCTCAAGAGTATACGAATGAAAAGGAAGATATTATGGGCAGCAGCGTAACAGCAAAATTAGCAAAGCGTCTCGATGTATGTGATAAACTCCATACCGAGAACATCGAGACATTAAAGAGACTGAAAAAAGAAGCATCAACTAAATTCGATGGTACTAATCGTCATATCAGACGGTTGAAAAAACAGCTTGACAGAGACCCCGAGAATAAAAAGTTGCAGAAAGAATATGCGGCAATGGTGAATGCAAGAGCCATGTACTATGCGGCGCATCAACTCAACGACGGATTACTGGAGAAAGCAAATGAACGGAGTTAATATATTTGGAAATTGTAGGAGGTGCAGAGAAAAGGTAGTACGACGTTATCGATATGACCGTCAACGATACTTTATCAAAGCGATACCGATTATGAGTCTCGATGGCAACGTGAGGTACCTCTGTTCCCAATGCAAAGCAGAAATCATAGTGGATAAAAAAGTACTCAAAAATATAAGAAAACTTAGTAATGCGATTAACACTACCAGGATACACAATAATCCAAAAAGCAGAAAAATCTAAAACTATCCAGGTAAGAGGGCACGTCCGCCGGGGTAAGCCTGTCAAACCACACCCACGTGTCGTAACCGGGTTCAGAAAAGTGGACTTCCACGTGCTGCATGATATCAATAGCGAAATCGAGAAGAACATTGCCTACCTCGTTTATATCGCAAAAGTGATAAGCAACAGTCACGGAATACCCATCCAATTCGAGAGCGGACAGCCAACAGGTTGTACCGCCGACCTGTTCGCCGAAGGACGCATGGGAATGCTCTTAGGCGGAATCGAGTGGGAGAACCGAAAAGATAAGAAATTAAGAAGATTCATCCAGATGAAGACAAGGGCGAGGTTAAACATGCTCAAGATGGCAAAAAAATTATCATCACAAATTAAGAGACCCCGGGACTTCCACATCCATTACAGCATTATTAACAATATGATTGAGAAACTAACGCAAGAAAAAGGTGGTTATCCCCCCACGCCAGAGGACGTAGCAGACAAGATAACATTGATGAAACGTACCAGGGATGGAAGACGAGAACTCAATTATACAGAACGGCTACAAAAAGTATACGAGATAGCCAAGTATGGCAGTCGCTACGAGATGAATACCGATTGGGAAATAATGGGGGATAGAGACATAGGGATGTGGACGGAAAGGACAATCGAGGAGAGACAACTTCAGAGGGACGTGAGAAGGGTACTAAGCGGACTATTAGATCAAGGGATACTTTCTCCTGAACAGTACGAGGTCATTAAAAAACGTTATTACTTAGGTAATAAGCAATTGCCGAAAAACCCACGCACCTTCCAGCGTATTGCCGACATGATATGGGATGAAAACAAACCGAGACAGGTGCGAAAAAAGGTAGGAGATTTTTATCGTTATACACCGAAAAGCAAAAAGGGGAAGAAATATAAAACCCCCGTTTATACGCAGATCACAAAAGTGATAAAAAAGCCAAAAGCTTATTTCCTCGTAAAGATGAGGACAAGTGACAAACAGAAACGAATAGAAGGGTTACCACCCTTTCGCAAGAGAGTAAAAGTCCCCACTGTCCATAACGTAATCGAGACACACGCCAATGCCGTTGAGATTATCAAACCATACCTTGAGTATCTCATACCACTGCTGAAAAAATCTGTAGTTGAGAAAAATCGTATAGCCGAATGGATCGGCAAAGACATAAAATTATTTACTGAGTAACGGCATCACCGCCCCCCACTCGGGGACTACCACCACCCCCGACACACATATCGTCGCCACGACGACAAAATGACTGTGAATACATGATCTCAGATGTTGGAGGTATAGTAATAGTGAGGGGAGGGACAGCCTCCTCCATCACATAACCAAAAAGTGGTAGGGATATATGAATGGTTGCGAAACACCCCGCTACTTACCATGCAATCCCTACCCTTGCATGGTAAGTAGCTTTATTACTAATCCTGAGAAGGAAGGAGATAAGAAAATGCCTGATTATAAAATCCGAGTAATTCAATATCACGAGCATGAAAGAACTTTCTATGTTAAAGCAAAGAATAAAACAGAAGCAAGGAAGAAATTCAAAGAAGATGATTGGGATGACAGTTGTGTCCGGTCAGTCCGGTTATTGCCTCCAGTGCGCCTGTGTGGATGGGATGATGGGAGCGATGGTTGGACAGGTATAATTAGAACTGTCATAAAAAAAGTTGAATTATATAATAAAAGGAGATAAATCAAATAAGGTTTACAGACAAAGGAGGCAAGCAATGAACCTAAACAAAAGCGACAACCAGAAAATAAACAAAACAGTCAAGATAGGTAACAATATCGTTAGCAGGTACAACATCATCGATACGAGCTTAATCGTCTACGAAGCCTACGAACCGACCATGCCATTCATGTTCGAGAATCGACCATCGTTCAGAAACCATGCAACCTTCATGGAATTCGGTGGCAGGTACTACGGTAGGATTGGGACTCGCAGAACTAACGACCATGAAGATCAATACGCAAGAGCGTACCAGCTAATCAATGACGCATTCCCGGAAACGGTGAGTGAGGGGCGACGGTCACACGGGGAAATCACAATCATAATCGATAAATTCCTCTATGATTGTTTTCTTGATGCGGAGGTAACGTAATGGCAATGTGTGAAACATTTAAGGTAAGGTGCCGAGGCGATGGCTGCGAAAAAGAATCAGAACCGATCCAGCCAATCCAGCATCATCAGTGGGCAAGGTTCGATGCCTACGGGATTTACACAGGGCTGTATTGTGGAAAGTGCTATCGAGACAATTATCCCTACAGAAAAGACCGATACCCAACGATGGAATATGACGGGTACGGTGAACAATTAGAACCCGATTATTAAACAGAGGAGGAACAATCATGAGCGAGAATGACATTATCAAGAAAACAATCATAGAGGAATTTATCGATGTACCTACGGGTGAACTGGCGCATATGCTGGGGGTAGATTACAGCATTGCAGAAACGCTACAGTTACATGCAGTCGATGGGATTAACAAACCAGCACACCCCTACGAGCTTTGGTCAACTGGTATCACCATGAAAGCAGAAATCGATGAGATGGGAACAATGTGGATGGCAGTAGCAGAAGTCCAAGACCAGTATTTTGCGGATGGCAAGGCTGTCTCATTGGAACTTAAAAGCAGATACTGGCGTGAAGACATCGCTGAAGCTATCGATAACGTTCTGGAAGTAGCTAAACAGATTGGAGTAGAATGGGGTAGTAGCGCACAGGATAAACCCCATATCTATTATTATGGGGACGGCGAGGATCCCGACAATCTGCCACCGCAAGGATGGAAATACGCACTCAAAGAGCAGTGTGATCGGATCGGCTGGAAGTTCCCCTACGAGACAGAGGAGGAACAATAGTGAATGATGAGATTAAGTGGATAGAGATCACTAACAAACAAAATAGGAGAGGACAATGAGAACTCAATACTCAAAAGAAAAGAAACTCAACATTTTCAAGAACTTCGCCAATCAACATAATGATACTTACCCCATGCTGACTAATCTGGTATGGCATTTACTCTTCAATCAACCTGACCGTGACTGTGCTTGTGTTCCACTAAGCGATGGTATCGGACTGGTCGATGCTGGCACCCGAGGCTATACCAGGGCTGGATTATTTTCCAACGATTACAAACAGAACTGTGACCTCGCCGACGAGATCAATGAAAAGGTCTTGGGAGTCGGTGAAATAGTAGCTGCCGGAATGGTTGCGGCGAGCATGAGAGAAGGACCCGTCACCGTTGCTTCAATCAAGGCAGTACTTAGAACACTCGTCAACATTTGGAGCGAATACACCGGGGACATCTTCGCCGAGAAGATACTCGGATCATCCTGGAAGAAAAATGCGAAACTGGACGACTACTGTGTGGAGAAATTCAGACAGTTCCAGAACAACACCCTCAGCTTCATAAACAACGCAGATGACTCACGGCTGACACTCCTGGCAAAGACAATCATAGAGGAAATGACTGTGAATTCATGAACTGTGATGTTGGATGTATAGTATTAGTGAAGGGCATGACGACCATCAAAATAAAAAAAAAGGAGTTCTGAAATGGAACAACAAAAACAAAGAACCGAAACGGTTAATATCAACACCCTAATCTCTGAAACAGAGAAGGTCAACGATCTGCGAAAAAAAGAAACACTCCGCATAATTGCGGAAGCCACAAAAGTCTGCCGAAGACTGGCAGAATTGTCGAAAAGTAGTCCGGGTGAAGTGATGATCCAAAATAATGTTGGCTCAACGCTTGCCATTTATGGCGACCCAGCAGAAACAAACAGATGGATGATAGCATCTGGAGGTGAAATTAACATAGTGAATATAAGCATGAAGGGGAGTAAGTATGAATGGATCGGAGAATCCACTGTAATAGCATATGCACCTGAAACGTGGCGAATTGGATACAGAATTTCTGACGGTAAATATCCTGAGTTTCCGTCAGGAAAAATCATTTATATGCCCGAACAAAGAGACAGGATTGTAGGGGGAAGTGAAACAAAGGTGTTCGATACCTTCATCGAGCCAGAAAAATGGATGAACACTCTTGAGAAGGTAGAAAAAGAACCAGATTCGATCCCAAGGAACTGGTGGATACTGGTAGCAAGACATCTTGTTGCACTGTCACAAGATATGAAAGATACAGAAGAAATAAAGGAAACTGCTACCAGAGAAGCTGCTGATCTGGCAGAGAAACTGGCGAAGGCGATACAGTGAAACAGATGAAACAATTCCAATATTAATCGAAATCATAAAGAAGGAGAGACACAATGAGTACAAGAAGCACCATAAACGTAAAAATGACTAATGGGGATATCAAATCGATATACATTCACTTTGACGGATACCCCAGCCACCACGTACCCATACTTCTGAGCCATTACGACTCGCAGGAAAAAGCAGAAGAATTAATAGCATTGGGTAACATAAGTTCACTGGCTCCAAGCGCGGAAAAACCGGAAGGACATGATTGGAGAAACCCAGTAGAAGGCTACTGCGTAGCTTACGGTAGGGACAGAGGTGATAGGGAAGAAGAAGCCTCCACGCACAGGACGTTATATGAGTTTCTCCAAGAATGCAGACAAGAATACAATTACTACTGGAATGGGACAGAATGGTTACTGGATGGTGAACCCATCGCAGACATAGAACATTTATTCAAATTCTGAAAGGTAGTAGAAAATGAGTGAATACTACAGACTCGAATCAAGGAAAAGGAGAACACAATGAGACTGGAAATAGAGAAAAACCAATCCATCAAAATGGCGGAGGAGATACTCGATAAACTCTCATGGATGGTCGACGAATTTGGAGTCAGAATAACCGAAACATTTGTCGTAGACGGATTCATGACATTATCGGCATGGGACAATTGCCGTGAACAAGGCTACCAGTTAGAATGCATTAAAAATTATGATAGAGCCAGCATTCGGGCAGGGCTGAAAAATCAAACCATGATCTTCGCATTCGGAGAACACCGAAACGTAGACAAACCGGTTTTATGGATAAATAAAGGACATTCAGACAAAACAAGATCATGGCTGACTAATTCAGAGGATTTCCGGTCTGCTTATGGTACAGAAACCAAACATGATACAGTGATAGACAGCATCAATGAATGCGCCAGAATTATCTACGATGACATCGTTGAATTCTTCGGCGAAAAAAACAGTAACGACGATTGTTGAGATTATTGACGACTAAGAATGCGAATACATAGTTTATGAGGTTGGAGGTATAGTGATAGTGAGGGGAGGACAGCCTCCTCCTCCATCACATAAAAACATGAGGTAGTATAAAATGCTTGAAGTCAACACAAAAGGATTCGCCGAACTCCAGCGGGGACGCTCCCCCTGGAGTTTCGTGAGGGAACTCATCAGCAATGCCTTCGATGAGAAGATCACGACCTGCACAGTACGCATCGCAAAAGAAGGGAGGGATCCAGCAACGGTCATAATAGAAGATGACGGAGGTGGTTTTCGTGACCTCCGGGACGCATACACCCTCTTCGCCCCGACACCCAAGCGGAGCGACCCAAGCGTAAGGGGCAGATTCAATCTCGGCGAAAAGGAATTTGCTGCCATCGCTAAAGAGATGAAGATCGAGACCACTACAGGCGGGATACACTT